CACAACAACAATTAGAAACAATTATTGCTGATATTATAGACGATGGTAGCAGTAGTGTTGATGATGGTAGCAGTAGTGTTGATGACGGCAGTTCAAGTGGTAATGACGGTAGTGGACAGTTTGCACAAGGCAATGACGGAAGTGGCCAAAGTAGTACAACTTTTAATGACGGAAGTAGCCAAGGCAATATGGGTATGCTAACACAAGAAAGCACAACAGGTGATACATTCTTCCAAGAACAATCAGAACAAAACATGGGACAACAAAGTTTTGATGCTACAACTAGTGTAACAGACACAGTTGATACAGGAGCATTTGAAGTTGCACAAAGTTCAACAGATGCATTTGACCAACAGCAAGAAGATACTTTACAGTTTGTAGAAAGTTTTGATGACGGTACAAGTGGTGTTAGTGGAGTAGACCAGCAGTTCGAAGATGAACTTACAACAGCATTAAGTTCAGGAACAGGATTAACAGAATTTTTAAGTCAGCAAACACCTGACTACAGCAAGTTTGAAGTAGAGGCACCAACTTTTCAAGAACAAAGAAAGTTTGATGCTGTAGAAAGTTTAGCAGATACAATGGGAGCCGAAGTTGCATCGGCTAACTTAGAAAAAGAATTAGCAACAATACAAGCAGGTAATTCTGACACCGCAGAATACGGTGATCAAACAGTTGCAGTTGCTTACATAGGATATACACCAGGCTTTAGTGCATACACATCACAGATACAACTAGCAGACCAAAAGAGCTGGTATGGATCAACACAGGTATATCCAGGACAAAAAGTTGTAGACAACAAACAAAGTTTTTACATGATGGCTGGCAATACTCAGGAAAAACTTAAACAAATGATTTATAGCCAGTACAAAACATTACAGGATGAGGAGAAATAAAATGGCAGAGATAGAAATGGCAGGTGTTAAAATGAGTGGTTCCAAACTTCTCATAATACTTCCTTTACTAGGTACAATAATAGGTGGACTTTGGGGAGGCTTTGAACTCTACAGTAGACTACTTGACGCAGAAGAAAAGTTAGCAGGTTTACAACCTGACGCAATTCAGCAAGAGTTAGAAAATGTTCGCGAACTTACTGAAATCATTAAAACAGATTTAAGAGCAGATATTACTATTGCGATGGATTTAGCAAGAGCAACAGATAAATCATCAGCAGAAACACAAAGAGAAATTAGAAATGATGTGTATGCTATGGAACGTGATATGAATGCACGGTTTAAAGAGATTGATTCTGATGCGAGAGAATTAAGAAAAGACTTAGAAGAAAAAATTACAACTATACTTGAAAATCCGCTGAACGATATCGAATAATATTATATTCTAGACTTCAGTTTACTTGACAGATTAGTATCACTTCACATAAGTAATATTACATTCACAAAGACATACACTTTATGCTAGAAACAAAATACGAATATCCCAAACTAAAAAGAGTTACAGCAAAGTCAGGACAACGCCAATATACAGGTGAAGATAATAACCCTGTACCTAGTGTAACTACTATTTTATCAGCAACAGGTGACAAAACTGCTTTAATTAATTGGCGTAAAAGAGTCGGCGATGCAGAAGCAACACGCATAAGCACAGAGTCAGCAGGACTTGGAACTAAAGTGCATAATGCATTAGAGAAGTATATCCTACTTGAAGAATATGAGATTAAAGGAAATAACCATATTAGTGTAATGGCAAAAAATATGGTTACTGAAATGATATCCAAAGGATTAACTAAAGTAGATGCTATATATGGTGTTGAAGTTGGATTAATTGCACAAGGACTATATGCAGGAACATCAGATGCTATAGGCATGTATGAAGGTGAGGAAGCAATTATTGACTTCAAAACTTCTAAAAAAATTAAAAAACGTGAATGGATTGAAGATTACTTTATGCAAGGTTGTGCTTATGCATTAGCACATAATGAAATGTTTGGTACTAAAATTAAAAAAGTAGTTATACTGATGGTAGATCGAGAAGGCAACTTTGCAGAATTTACTATTAAAGATGACGAGTTCACAGAATACTGCAACAAATGGTCAGATAGACTTACAGATTACTATTCCAAGTAATTTGCGAAAGTGATAAATACATACTAACTAGGAGATAGATTAGTATGGCAACAAGCAACAACGCAGTAATTATTTCAAGGATCCAGAATAGACGTGGTCTAAAACAGGATCTGCCAAAACCATTACGTTCAGGTGAAATAGGTTTTGCAACCGATACAAGACAAATTTATATAGGTGGTGATACCGACCTACTTGTCAACTCTGGTCTTAATAAAATTGCTCAGTTTGAAAAAACGCCATCTGCTATCAACTACACAACAAATATTGCTAACCTACAAATTATTAAATTTGAGATTCCTAGTAAGTTCTACGATAAAGGAAATGTTACTTGGAACGGTATTAATAAAGTAACATCTTGGTTAGGTAGTGATGTATTTAAATCAAGTGCAACAGTATTTAAAAATTTAGATACAGATGCACAATTTAACTCTAATGATATTAATGTTACTAGAGACGGTGTCATCCTAGAAGGAGATGATGTAACCAGTTCTGTTTCAAGTGTTGCCGCAGATAAAGAGTATGCATTTTTACAAGGTGGAACAGGTGCAAGTGATTCACAAAATTTAGGTTTTAGATCAGCACCATTAGTTACAGAAGAAATTGGTTTAACATATTACGGGAATGCAACATTAATTACAGCATTATCTAAGACATCTCCAGATACAGATGTAGGTAACTATGTAACAGGTGTAACAAGTTTTTATGAAGATTCAACGTTATGGACTAATTTAACAGGTGGCAAGATTCCATCATATAGACAGTTAAATAATAAAAACGTTAGAGTAACACAATCTACTGGCATAGGGTATATTGGTTTAGAATTTGCTAAACATATAACTCCATCAACAGATGTAAAATATGCACCAGGCACAATTTCATATTCAAGTCCAACATTAGGAAAATTATTTTTAAGTAGAAATTCAGATATTGAAACAGCAAAATCATATGCAGTTAGCGGAAGTAATATTACTGTTACATGTAACCCAGCAACAAAAAGTTATAATGTAAGTACATCAGTAAATCATGTTTATACTTCAGGTGGTACAGGCTGGATAGATGGTAAGGTTTTAACCGTACTTTCAGTAAATGGAACTACTGACTTTGTTGCACAAATTCCAACCAACACAGCCGCTTATACAAGGTCTGTGACGTCAAAAGATAGTGGTAATGCTAATACAATTTCAATGACAGTTCAAGACTCAGATCTAATATCAGTAGGTGACGGTGTAACATTCTTAAATAACAATTCAAGTAATGCAAAAATAGATAACGGAGTTGTTACAGCAGTAACACCTGCAACTAAAAGTGTTACAGTAAACGGACTAACATCAGGCGCAAGTATTGGCGCAGGTAACATGTTTGTAACACATGGTGATAACAATTCAAGTAACGTAATAGTATATTCTGTAAACCATGGATTTGATAAAACAGAAAATGTTAATGTAGCAGGAAACGGAAGTTTTAGTTCGTCAATGGCTATTACAAGTAATTGTGAAGCAAGTGCAAACGCATTCTCAGTTACAACATCTTCAGCAGTTACATCAGGCAATAACGGTATTACAATTACACCTGTATTAGTAAACGGAACTACTTCAGTAACTCCTGTAATTGTAACAGATGTATCAAACATAACAATTACAAACGGAACAGGCGTAGGAACAGTTGTAGCAAGAGTAAATGCTCTTAACAAATGGCCTAAACTAAACAAAGTTCCAAACTCCGACAATCAGTTATACTTAACACATGCTGAGTCATTTCAAAAACAACCAGAATGGTATGATGGATTTAGAATACATTCAGACTCTGCTTATACACAAGATAAGTTAGGATTAACAGCAGGAAACTATTCCAAGTCAGATTCAACTATTAAATCAAAATTAGAAACTTGGATTTCTGGAGCATTAACAGAACCAAGATTTAACTACTTTACAAAAGTTTATGTAGGACAAGGAAATACAGGTATATTTGCTAATTCTATCACAAACTTTAGTTCTTATAGTTTAACAATAGATGAAGATCTAAAAGAAGCAACATTTGGCTCTCGTGAAGAAGCAAGAGACTTTGCAGAAATATGCAACAATGTTTACTTTACAAGCCAACAGTCAGGATTAACTGGTTACAATAAAGGACTACTTAATCTCAAAACTAATATTGAACTACTTACAAGAGATGCACTAGAAGCCGGAGAGGCATCAACAGCATTTGCAAGTCCAGAGTCAATAGCAATACCAACTAGCACTGGAAACAATGTTTTAACAAATCTTGATCCAGATGCATACAATACATTCTTTGTAGAATATAGTATGAAAGATACTAGTTCTGCTAGTAATGAAAATTATGCAAGAGTAGGCACAGTTATGTTTGGCGCAGATAAGGATCAACAAGTAGCATTTGTTAATGATCAATATTCAGACTCACATGGTTCTGCTACATCAGGTAACGTAGATCTTTACGTTCATTACACATCAGGCACAAACAAGTTTGACCTTAGGGCAAACAACAGTTTAAGTCCTGCTACTTCAGTAACGATGAATTATATCGTTCGTAAGTGGAAAGCATAAACTAAAACATCAATGTTTGAAAAGCATCATACTTCCCAAGATCGCCAAAGAATTTGGAGAGAGTTTCGCAGTCGCGATGATCTAACAGTTGATACTATAATACAAGAATTTAGTAACATAAAGACCTTAAACCATTACTTAGATTACTATACACCTAAGTCTTGGCCTAACATTTTTACCATAGTATACGATGGGTATTTTTGCCAAACTGGCGTAACATTATTGATGATTGCTACATTAGATTACAAAGGCTTCATTACTGATAGTAATTTAACATTGCCTGTGATAAGTAATAATGAGATCGGAAATACAGGTATAGTTTACGAATTTAATAACAACTTCCTTAACTTCTCACCCGGAGAACAGACCCCTAAGGAAGTAGCCTTAGAACAAGGTACAGTATATCAGACTCACAAAGTTGAAAAAAATGTAATTTATTCTTGACTTTAATGTAGTTTTATATTACAATAAAAGTCAGGTAAATATATTTTTTAAAACAAAGATTTAGAACAAACATATACGGATTCAGAACACACATGCAAGTAATAAAGAGAGACGGGCAACAAGAAGACCTAAACATAGACAAACTACACAAAGTAGTAATGTATGCCTGTGAAGACATAACAGGTGTAAGTGCAAGTCAAGTTGAAATCAATAGTAAGATCCAATTTTTCGATTCAATTAAAACAGAAGATATTCAAGAGACACTTATCAAAAGTGCCGCTGATCTTATCTCTGAAGAAACACCAAACTATCAATATGTAGCAGGTAGACTGATTAACTATCATTTGCGTAAAATGGTCTATGACAGTTTTACACCTCCTTGCTTATGTGATATTATTGATAAAAATATCGATGCAGGTTTTTATGATGCAGAGTTTAGAGACCTATATACCAAAGATGAAATAGATGATCTCAATCAGCACATTAATCATGACCGAGATGAAGTATTAACTTATGCGGCTATGGAACAATTCCGTGGCAAATATCTAGTACAAAATAGAGCAACTGGTGAAATATTTGAAACACCACAAGTAGCATACATGATGATCTCAGCAACATTGTTTAGTAAATATCCAGCAGAGACTAGATTGCAATATGTTAAGGCATATTACGATGCTATTAGTCAATTTAAATTAAGTTTACCTACGCCTATTATGGCTGGTGTAAGAACACCACAAAGACAGTTTAGTAGTTGTGTGCTAATTGAAACTGATGATAGTCTAGATAGTATCAATGCAACAACAAGTGCTGTGGTTAAGTATGTAAGTCAGAAAGCAGGTATTGGTATCGGAGCAGGAAGTATTAGAGCAGTTGGTTCTAAAATTAGGAGTGGTGATGCTACACATACAGGTGTTATTCCCTTCTATAAATTATTCCAGTCAGCAGTTAAATCATGCTCACAGGGTGGAGTAAGAGGCGGAGCGGCAACACTATACTATCCTATTTGGCATTTGGAAGTTGAAGACTTATTAGTATTAAAGAACAACAAAGGTACTGAAGACAATAGAGTACGTCATATGGACTATGGTGTACAGTTTAACAAACTGATGTACGAAAGACTTATTACAGGTGGTAATATTACTTTGTTTTCACCTCATGATGTTCCTGAATTATATGATAGTTTCTTTAACAACCAAGACAAGTTTCAAGAGTTATACGAGAAAGCAGAACGTATGACAAGTATTAAAAAGAAAAGTATTCCTGCTATAGAATTGTTTAGTTCATTTGTAACAGAACGTAAAGACACAGGTAGAATATATCTAATGAATGTTGATCATGCAAATACACATGGTGCATTTATAGAAGAAGTTGCTCCTATAAAACAGAGTAATTTATGTTGTGAAATTAACTTACCTACAAAGCCATTAAAAGATATTAATGATCCAGAAGGCGAAATTAGTTTATGTACTTTAAGTGCAATAAATTGGGGAGTAGTAAAAGACTTAGATGACATGCAAAAAGTTTGTGACTTGGCTGTAAGAGCATTAGATGAACTTTTAGATTATCAAGAGTATCCTGTATTAGCCGCTGAATTAAGCACAATGAAAAGACGCCCATTAGGCGTAGGTATTATTAACTTTGCATATTGGTTAGCAAAACATGACAGCACATACCAAGATCCTAATTTAGAACTTATAGACGAATGGACTGAAGCATGGAGTTACGGCCTTATTAAAGCAAGTGCTAATCTGGCAATAGAAAAAGGTGTTATTTCAGGTAACATGGAAACAAAATATGGACATGGTATTACGCCTAACCAAACATACAAAGAAGAAGTTGACGGATTAGTTAAACATAAAGAAAGAATGGATTGGAAAGGTTTGAGAAAACAGTTAGCAGAAACTGGTATTCGTAATTCAACATTAATGGCAATTATGCCTGCTGAAACATCAGCACAGATTAGTAATAGTACAAACGGTATTGAACCGCCTCGTAGTTTTGTTACTGTTAAACAAAGTAAGCATGGTATTTTAAAACAAGTAGTGCCTGGTTACCCTAGACTAAAAAACAAATATGATTTATTATGGGATCAAAAGTCACCAGAAGGCTATTTAAAAATAATGGCTGTACTTCAAAAATATATTGACCAAGGTATTTCGGTAAATACATCATACAATCCAGAACACTACGAAGAAGAAAAGGTTCCAATGAGTGTGTTGCTAGGAGATATCATTAACTTTTATAAGTATGGCGGAAAGCAGTTGTACTATAATAACACATACGATGGCCAAGGCGAGATAGATATTAATAAAAAAGAAGTAGAACAACCAATGTTCGTTACTACAGAGATAATCGACGACGAGGACTGTGATAGTTGCAAAATTTAAAAAAGAGAAAAATGAGTGTACTAGATATAAAAAATAAATCCGATCATACTAAAGCAATGATGTTTTTGGATAACAATGGTGGCATGGGTATGCAACGATTTGATATTCTTAAATATAAACAGTTTGAGAAATTAACAGATAAACAGTTAGGATTTTTTTGGAGGCCTGAAGAAGTAGATATTACTAAAGATTCAACTGACTTCAAAAATCTTACAGACTTTGAAAGACATATTTTTACTAGTAATTTAAAGCGACAAATACTTTTAGATAGTGTGCAAGGACGTTCACCTAATCTTGCTTTCTTGCCTATAGTAAGTCTGCCAGAGTTAGAAACTTGGATTGAGACTTGGGCATTTTCAGAAACAATTCACAGCAGAAGTTATACACATATTATTAGAAATGTTTATCCTAACCCAAGTAAGGTGTTTGATGAGATGTTAGACATTGAAGAAATATGTGATTGTGCAGATAGCATTACAAAAAGGTATGACGAATTAATAGAGTTAAACGAGTTACGAAATAAAGGTTACAAGTCTTATAACGAATACGAACATAAGAAAGCAATATGGTTATGCTTAATGAGTGTAAACATTTTAGAAGGTGTACGTTTTTATGTATCCTTTGCTTGTAGTTGGGCATTTGCAGAACTTAAGAAAATGGAAGGTAATGCTAAAATTATCAAACTAATTGCTAGAGACGAAAACGTTCACTTAGCAAGTACACAACAAATGCTAAAACTTTTACCATTAGAAGATAAAGACTTTGCAAAAATAAAAGAAGAAACTTTTGCAGAATGCACACAAATGTTTTTAGATGCAGTTGAGCAAGAAAAAGAATGGGCAGACTACTTATTTAAAGACGGAAGTATTATTGGACTTAATGCAGAACTATTAAAGCAGTATGTAGAATTTATTGCTGGTAAAAGAATGCATGCCGTAGGACAAGAAAAAATATTTAATACAGGCACTAACCCTCTTCCTTGGACACAACAATGGATTGCAGGCGGTAGTGTTCAAGTAGCACCACAGGAAACTGAGATTAGTTCTTACGTCATAGGCGGAACTAAACAGGACGTAGAGAAAGATACGTTTAAAGGTTTCAGTTTATAATCTATTTTAAATCAGGCATTCATAAATACTAGCATGTATAACTTAAAAGAAGATCTAGGCAAAATAAAATCATTAAAACTAGCCAATGGAGTTGAAATTATTGCAACTCTACTTGCTGTTGATAGTAAATCAGGTATTGTAAATTTAGGAGAACCTAGAGTCATTGTTATTAACGATGATGAACTAGCACTAATTCCTTACATTTTTACAGGTGCTTCAGAAGAAGTAATGATTGCACTTTCACAAATTCAATCGATGGTGGATACACTTCCACAAAGTGCATCAGATTACACAGGAATTATAGAAGGCAGTAATAAAGAAGATTAGTATAGATAAATACTAATATGCCGGGAATAGCAAGAGTATCAACAGACACCGCACAGGGAGTAATCACTGGGCCTGGTGCATCTACAGTCAAAGCAGATGGAAAAAGAGTATCCTTCGAAAACGATAAAGTTGCTGGTCACGGAGATGCACCTCATACAGCACCAACATTAACATCAAATTATTCTAATACTGTTTTTGCAGACGGCAAGAAAGTATGCAAACAAGGAACTATTGCAACATGTGGTCATGCTGTATCACCAGGTTCCGGGACAGTTAAGGTTCCATAGATGTGGCCAAGTTACTATCTGTAAGAGGCCCACATGCCAGAAGCACAAATAATAGTCTAAGAGTTCAATGGAACATGGGTAATCCATGTAATTACCAGTGTGATTATTGCCCTCCTATACTACACGATGGCTCTAAACCGTGGTTTAATACAGAGGTATACATTGACACTATAAAACGTCTAAACACGCACTACAAGACCTTAAACAAAGTCTTAGACTATGAATTAATAGGCGGTGAAGTAACTGTAATACCTGGATTTGAAGATATTGTTAGGACTATACGAGAAGGTGGATCAAGGTCGTTAGTTTTTACAAATGGCGGTAGAACAATCAATTGGTGGTCCAAAGCAAAGTATTACTTAGACTCTATTGTATACACATATCATCCGTTAAGTCAAGATGAAGAGCATTTTAAGGCTGTTTTAAACGAAATTAAAGACTTTGTACATGTTGATATTAACATTGCTGGTATAGGCGGTGCAGTCGACGAATTAGGCGTCTTAACAGAAGAAATTAGAGACTTGTTTAAAGACTGTAATCGTAATAGATATGATAGTGTTAGTATATGTGTAAAAACCATGTATAAAAAGTTATTAGGCGCTCGTAGTAAGCAGGAAACATATTGGGAATATACTGACAGCGAGTTAGAAGTATTAAAGAGACCAGGAATAAAGCCTCGTCCAGCACCTCCAACACCTCCAGGTCCACCTGAGCCACTAGATGTTAATGCACCACAACATACACCACCTGACCCTAAAACATATATGACAGAATTTCTATATGATAATGGCACAGCAAAATATGTACAAAATCATCAAATTATAAACGAAGGCTTAAATCAGTTTTACGGAATGAAATGTCATCTAGGATTTGAAAGTTTGAATATAGATGCTAGTGGTGATATGTATAGCAGTTGGTGTGGTGCAATGAACTTTGGTAATATATCAGATATCGATTGGAACTTACCGGAAGTAGAATTTGTATGTCCTATGACTAACTGTAATAATTTAAGTGATATCTCAATTACTAAGACCGCTGTTGATACAATCTAACTTTCTTCCTATCATTTTAGATAGAACATAGAATACTTTTTTCTCATATTCAAATCGTAGATCAAAAGATTGTAATGACCAATCATCACATAATGCATTTGAAAATATTTGCATCTCTTCAAAGTTACTAAACAAGTGCCCACTTACAGAAAGATAATTATCAACTTCCTCTGGCATATCAAAAGATTCTACATTAGGTAAAATTAAATTCATTGGATCATCTAAAATACTTTTTCCTCTAACTTTTTTAACAAAGTGTTTAAGGTAATGATATCCTTGTGTGGTTTTTTGTAATGTTTCTTTTTTTGAATCTGCTTTATGTATATCATATAACCAGTTGCCTTGTTCATCAATTACATTGCTCATATCTCCAGCAATACAATCTCCCTCATGTTCATACACATTATCAAATAATTCTTTTAAAAGTTGCAAGTCTGTTTTATTATGTTTAAATTTATAAAATTGTACCTGTTTATTTTTTACTGCATTTAAGTTATCTTGTAATACATGCCAGTCTGTATTTAAAAATACTTTATCAACAATCCCTGTAGTTCTAAAAACAAAATATGTACCTAGTTCACTCAGTCTTTCATACAACATAGTATCTCCCATACCATATGTAACTATTGTAGATGATATATGATTTTTTGCTAAGAATTTAACAACTTTTTCTATATCAGTATAACACATTGGATCTCCAAATACTGAGACAAAGTCTACGTGATCTAAATTATCTAATGTAGAAATATAATCAAGAAGGGAATCTGCATCTAGTTGGTAATCAACTTTACGTTTGCCGAATCTATGATTAACCCATTGTCCTTGTGCTGACAAAGGATTAAACACTATCGAATCTGTTGTTGTATCAATTATTAAGTTCATAAAAAAAGCACTAGTATTTAGTGCTTCTTTTATTTGTTTTTGTAAACTAGTGGTTACGGTTTAAAACCGCCGCCTGTTGGGGCCACAGCATATGATATAACTGCTTCATAATCGTTTGCATCATCATCGTAGTAATATTCGTCTGCAACGTTTAAGTCTTCAGCACTACCATCTGCGGCATAAACACCAATTGAATATTCTTCAACTATTGTTTTACTGCCCATTGTTCCTTTAACAGCAAAATTGTAAATACCTGGAGTAATACTTGATGGTGCCAGTGTTGAGTTTGAAGTATCTGCTGTAACAACACCTGAACTTGTATCAAATGTCATCCATGGTGATAAAGGACTAAAGTCAATAACTGCAACATTACTTGCAGAACCACTTAAACCAATATTTACAGTTGCATTACCACCGTAAGCAATATCAAACAACCTACCTGATGGTGCAGTTGCAAATGTTACGTCTGTACTTTGTGGTGAATAAGCAAGTGAGAAACTAACGTTACCTGAATCTAATGCTTTACCTGAGTCAAATGTTAAGTTATCATATCTTAGTAAAGTGTTTGAATTATTGCCAGCATCACTACTCTTTCTTGCGTAAATATGTCCTTCTGTTACTACTGTTGATTTAATTTCGTTTGCAGTTTTTGAACCGTATATATCAATATACTGTGCAATAACACTTGATGTAATTGCAGTTGAAACTGAGGTTCCATCCTGCCATGTATAGTTTGCAACATTACTACTGTCTGCAATCATTACGTTTTGTCCAATTGCAAAAATATCTAATTTAGCATTGTTATTAACTGATCTTTCAATGTCAATATTTGCTGATGTATTAACAATTGGTCTGTTGGTTGCGTCCATAACTTGGTAATTAACGTCTACTGATCCTACTGTAATAACAGTATCAAGTCCGCCTGGTGAAAAGTTATCTACTTCTCCACCATCGTTACCTGCGGCCGCTACAATAAGTAAGCCGTCATCTAACATATCATTTAGTGTATCATCAATCAATGAACTTTTTGTCATTGTAAAACACATACAAACTACTTTTGGATCTGCGGCATCATTAGCAGAATGGTGAGTTGAAACTTGATCTAAAGCACCAATAACTTCTCCAATTGAAATATTACCTGCACCTTCGTTAAACATTTTAACATTAAATAAGGTTGCATCTGGTGATGAACCTAAGTTATCCCCTACAATAAGACTTGCCATTGCTGTTCCATGACCATTACTGTCTGTATAGCCAGTTGCAATAGATGTATTGTAAAGGTTTGTGATAGTTGAACTACCGAATTCGTTGTGAGTAGCATTTACTCCAGTGTCTAATAAATAGACTTTTGCATTTGTTCCAGTGCTTGTAGGATTCCATGCAGGTTTATCACTTGCATCTAATCCAGCATATTTTCTAAAAGTATTGTTTACAGTGGCAATAGAGAGGGTACTTGTAACCTCGTCTGCCTCTAACTGACTACTTTTAAGTCCGTTGATCGCCGCTACTTGTTCCGACGTCCCGTCGACTTTATAACTTCCGAACATGTTATAGTTCGAAGATACTGTTGCACCGGCATTAGTAATAGCAGTATTACATTGATCAGATGTACTGTGAACTGCCTTATCTAGTTTGATGATATATGATGCCATTTAAAACTCCAATTGTAAGTTTGATATTATAAGTATATTTATCACATTAATAAAGATAATTTTACTTACTTGGTATTTATATGAATTTTAGTTTAGGCCAACCAAATTCTGTTTTACTACAGGACCACATGTGTGCCTATACGATACAAAAACCGGATGATAACTTAACATTATTAGAGAGATATCACAACGAATTAAAAGACTTTGATGGTTGTACCTTGATGTTAAGTGGCGGAACAGACAGCCAATTTATGTTAAGACTGTTACAGCATTTTAACATACAGTTTACAGCAATTACATATAAAACAACATGGAACGGTGGAGTTGTAAATACAGACGATGTTGTATATGCACAAGAAGTTGCAAACAAATTCAATGTAGCCTTGAAAGTTATAGACTTTGATTTAAAAGAATTTTATTATGGTAACCATCATATGAAATGGGGAAGAAAATTACAAGTCTTTAGTCCACAGGTTGCTATGCATTTAGAATTTATAGACAGACATATACCTCCTAATAGCAAATTAGTAATGGGAGGCGACATGCCTTACTTAACATATTCAGATATAGACCATGGTATTGGACTTCAATACTTACATATAGACTCCCCTAATCTTATTATTGGCAGTATAAAACCATATCATGATATTTGTGAAAGCAAAGGCATACAGTTGATTAAAAATATATCTTATTGTTCTCCACAAGCACTATATCAAATACTAGATAAGCAAGTAAAAATAGTTCAAGAACAAAAGATGCATGTAATTGTAAGCCAACAGGAACCGCAATTCAGAGAAACACTAGAATTTAAAAAAGCAGTTTGGAATTCTATTATTCCTGGCGATGTTGATACTTTAATGAAAGTAGGCGGCTTTGAAAGGCTGAAAAAAATTCTTGCTATTAAGTCCGGCATATATAATCAATTCGACAAATTATATAGAGAGCCTATGGAACAATACATGCCAACGGTATCCGGCTTTAGATACAAAAATAATTTTGATGATGCAACAAAACAAATTCCCAAACGTTTTGAAGAAGCAATAAAAAAATCTAATAGCAAATGTGTCAACGGATTCCATTTTGACTTCTAATCAGCCTATTTCCTATACTATTTTTAAAAACCATTATAAATAGATGTTATAAACAAATATAACCTTAGGTTATAGACGTTTTTATAATTACCTCCTTACATTTTAGACATTTTTCATCAATATATTGTTGATTACACTGACTATTGTGTAATACAAACATAGAAAAACATGAGCCAACATAGCATCACAAAACTAAGAGACAGAGCAGAAGTTCTAACTTTAACAGCAGTATTTCTCGTAAGCATAATTGCACTTACACCGGTAAACTAAGATGAGAGAATTAGGAATGGCCGTAGTAGGATGCATGGTAATATTTGCATTTTTTTCACTTAAAATTTACCCGTCATTAGAGTATACTGGATACAGCAGTAACCAGTCTTGTACAGGCGAGTGCTATAGAGAGTATGTTGCACTTAACGGCACATCAGTAGATCAACTAAAAGCCAAACAGGTGTTAGCCGCAGGTGATCCTTTTAGTGATATTAGAAGTCTATGGAGTGGTTGTGCCGCATGTCACGGACCTGATGGTGGTGGCGGTGTAGGACCTAAACTTGCTGGACAAACAGCAGACTACATCAATGGTAGGCTTATAGCATACAAGAACAAAGAACAAGTTGGACCAATGAGTGCAATGATGTGGGGACAAGCGGCGATGCTGTCAGACAAACAAATTAGCATGATCGGTGAATATATACAAGCCGGTTTACCAGAGGCATAATATGAAATACGTTCTGTGTTATACAATACTACTATTTGCCGCACAGACTGATAACCTAGCAGGAATCTTGCGTGGGTTACGAGATATTAATAATACTCAATACTACTTAGAGCCAAAAGATGAAAAATGATGTTTGGAAAAGGCCAGTAAAAGAAGTACAACCTATTCATACTTTAGATAATGTTAAACAACTTGATTTAGAATTTACTACACCGTATCAAGATGTAGCAAGACAACCTGGAATGATATGGGCACCGGAACCTTGTACTCCAGAGGAAATGGATCATTGGAGAGAAAACGATTACTGGAACAAAATGGATTTTGATCCAATGGTAATGTTCGTAGTGATACCTGCTGTTATACAGATTGTAGTATTTGGCATGATGTTAGCAGTTATGCTACTTAATCAACTAATCTTCTAATGATTAGAGATGCAATAAAAGCCGTCCTAGGTGTCGGAACAAAGTCTGAAGGTAAGTTTAAAATCAAGCCAATTTCTATACTATGGTTTGCATTACTAGTTGCATTTTTCTTTTTAGGTTCAATAACCGGATTACTTTTGTTAGTAAGTCTTGTAATATAAATAACACTATGGAAGGCATAATTTTAGCGACAGGATTTATAGCATCAACTATATGTATTATAGGACTACTTATTGGCTCAGAAGGAGCAAAAGGTATAACATCACCTTACATAACTAAGTCAGGTAAAAATAAGACAGCAAAAGTAGAAAGATCTGAATACATAGTTTAACTATGAATCTCGCACCCAATATCTATAACCCTAAAGGCATCAGCCAAAATTCTATTGACTTACTTAAAGACATTTATAATTCTGCAGATAGTTACGATACTGATAATATGCAAAAACTTGCAGGCAGTAAAGAAGCAAAAGAGGTATTGTGTAACGAGTCAAATATAGATGTAGATAGAATTACAGTTTGTCATTTCTATAGACACAGCCACCCATATTTCCCCCACACAGATTTTCATACTAACGAAAAAGAAAACATTGTTATTCCGTTAGAAGTTGTTAATGGGTCAAACCCATATCTAGTTATCTTTGATCAATGGTTCGATGGTGACGGCCGAACTTGGACGTTTAGAGAAAATTTAGACTTTGAACACAATAAATCATTAAAAGGTAGGCCATGTGATTTCGACATACATGAAAAGACTGAACAAGATATACCAAGTAATTTATATAAGCATCTAAGTCATCATCCAAAAAACTATTGGTATGGTTTAACAGGATACGCATATGAATTTAAAGTAGGTTCTTTTATACAGTTTGACTCAAAGAAAATACATGCAACAAGTAGATTATTTTGCGAATCAAAACTAGGATTAACAATTAGATATCGTGCGTAAAGTAGTAGATAATATTTTAAATAATGATCAAATTAAACAACTGATATTATTTGCACAAAATGACTTAAACAATGATGTAACAAATCATGCTGGTAACGTTGTTCCTAGACGATACACAAACGAGAAATGGAAGTATGTATTCACAAGATACGACCAAAACGAATTTGTTGATATTGCTGAATCCATCAGTACAGCATTTCCAGACTTTGATATTGTTAGTTTAAGAACTATGCATTATTCTAAAGGTGCAAGTATGGGCATTCATATAGATACATACGAAGAAAGAGAAGGAATGTCTGACCATGGTTTAATAATTATGTTATCAGACTCTAAGGAATTTACAGGCGGCAATTTAATTATGAGTAAGGAACTTATGGATTTAAAAATGGGCTCAGGCGTATTGTATTCATACGTAGGTGAACCTCATGCAGTTACACCAGTAAAAGAAGGAACCAGATGGATTGCCAGTGTAAGAATGCTTCGCAAATAGCATAAATACATATATATAATAACACACATTGTGGTTAGGTAGGAGTAACAACACATGGCAGTAAAAGATATGAGTTACCGTGAACGCGGTTTACTATTAAGCATGTTCGCACATCAATGCTATTGCGAACCAAAACAATTATTAGATTCAAGACCAGGTATCAAAGACTTGGCTCCACTCAAAAAGTTTTTAAACAAACCTTTACCGCCAACATATATAGATGTTGAAGGTGCACAGGCTTATGTAATGAGTGATAAAGATGACGTCCTTATTGCATGCCGAGGAACAGAACCAACAGCACTTAACGATGTTGTTGCAGACTTAAAAATGTTTCCAGTGGAACATCATTTAGGCGGCAGAGTACATAGAGGTTTCTATGATGAGTATTTTAAAGTTATTACTGGCATTAAAGAAGCATTAACAAAACACGACAAGAAAGGAACCAAAACTGTATGGGTAACAGGACATAGTTTAGGTGGAGCAATGGCAGTATTAGTTGCGGCAGAATTACAGCCAAGCGGTGGACTACATACATTTGGGCAACCAAGAGTAGGTAATAAAGAATTCCTTAATTGTGTATCAGATCTTTCTTACTACAGATACAGAAATAACAACGACCTAGTTACAGCAGTTCCGCCAAGTTGGTTATTCTTTAGACACGGTGGTGTTCTAAGATACATTAACACATATGGCAACATTAGAAAAGCATCTTGGCTACAAAGATTTAAAGACAAATGTAGAGGACATTGGCAAGCATTAAAATCGTTTAACTTAATAGACGGCTTTGCTGATCACTCCATGGGCAAGTACCATGAGTTCCTTTACAACATGGATGACAACGGCGAGCAATTACCAAAGTAGGTATATAACTATTTTCATTATAGTCGATAAATATTAGCATGTCAAAAACACCATACGAAATTAGACTGGACTTAGTCAAAGAAGCAAGAGAAATTCTACAAGCAAAGGCAAAGAATCCAGAAGATATGCCCACCACAGAAGACGTACTTAAAGAGGCTGAACGCCTAAATGAGTTTGTTTCGAAAAAACCATTCCAAGAAAGATAAAACCATTAAATACTATTTGAATTAAGTAATACTTAAGGCTGGTATAGCTCAGTTGGTAGAGCAACTGATTTGTAATCAGTAGGTCGTCAGTTCGAACCCGACTACCAGCACCATTACTTTATTCATAATGATAACGTTGCAATAGCAACAGGATAACAAAATGGTAAAAGCAAAAGCAACCAAAAAAGTTACTAAAAAAGCAGTAGCAAAATCAACATCTATCTTAGATAGAGAAATCGTAGACATCGATTTTGATTTTTCTAAAATTGGCGAGAACGTTCAAAAGAACGCAGAGCAAATCAGCAAAAATTTAATGAAGAATGCTGAAACAATTGGTAACAATGTCGCAAGAAACTCTAAAAGAGTAGGCGACAGAATGACTGCATATCTAAATAGAAACTTAGGTTAATATTCAGACCGGGGCCATAGCTCAGCCGGGAGAGCGCCGCGTTTGCAATGCGGAGGTCGGGAGTTCGATCCTCCCTGGCTCCACCACTTTAAAGGATTATACAAATGGAACCAAATAAACTAGACCCTCGTTGGGATAACCAAATTGTAAATTATGATTTAGAAAAACATAATTGGCGTCAATATTTCTTAGAAGCAGTTCAAGAAAAGTATCCTCAAATAGAAACACTAGAGACTACTCATAAAGTAATGGACCCAAAGGACTTAAATGACTTTGCATGGAACATACAACGTATATGTAAATCAGAAGAGTTTGCAAGAAAGTTAGATGACTTTTTTGAAGATGTTATATCACCACAGATAGACGGTGAGGATTTTATGATACAAGACGTAGTTGGCTTGCGTATGGTAATACCTGATCAAGCAAAGCATGGTAGAACATTAAACTTTCATCAGGGCATTTGGTTTGGACATGGGCCAGGCATGTACAGTATTTGGACGCCTCTCACAGAAGCATGGGATACAAACACTATGCAAATACTTCCATGGGAAGAAAGCAGAATGATTACACAAAAGACCTATGATGAACAATTAAGTTATCAAGAGATACAAGCATTATGTTTAGAACATTCAATTCCTTGCACAACATCTCCAGGACAAAGTTGGCTATTCCAACAAGGACACATACACGGAAACGTAAACAACGATACAGATATTACACGTTGGAGTTTCGACACAAGAATTTTAGTTAAAGGCGGCAACTATGGTAGACGTAGACCAGGTGCTTACTTTAGACTATTTAGGAACTACAGACAGTCTATAAGTAATGTAGACACAAGTAGAACATGGATTAACTACATTGACATGAACAGTCGTTTTTGTAAAACAACACCATTCTTTATCACAAGCATACAGATGGATAAGTTTTGTAAAGACGTAGGCATCGTGCCAGTAGACTATCCTTTGGAATTAAGTTTTTGTCATTGGGAACCAATGCTAGAAGACTTTATAAAAGACCCTAACATAACTGGCATAGTATTGCCAAGTATATTAGGATTAACTGAGGACAAAGAAAGGCGAGATTATCTATTTAATTTAGCATTAAGTAATGATACTCATTTACTTTTTGCTGATGAGAGTATATACTTAAACAATGACTCAGAATTAAACTATATCAATGCGATTTTCGAATATATAAACAATGAAGAAGATCCAGATTTATTATTAGGACACACAAGGTAACCAACAATGGCTAAAAAGAAAAAAACTACAGCAACAAAGAAAACAACTGCTCCTGCAAAGGCACCACAAACAACCTCAGCAGAAGATGATTCTCTGTTTCAGCTCTTAGATTCAAAAATTGAAATTCCACTTTCTACATTAAGAGACAAACACATTTTTATAGCAACACCTTGCTATGGTGGGCAAATAGGAGAACCATACTTTAGAAGTATGATGAGGCTTGTTATTTTATGTAACAAGTATAATATTCAGTACACAGTTAGCACACTAGCAAATGAAAGTTTGATTACAAGAGGTAGAAACACATTAACAAGTTTCTTTATGGAAAATACCTCAGCAACACATTTATTCTTTATTGATGCAGATATTGAATTTAATCCAGAAGATATATTAAGAATGGTTGCATATGATAAACCAGTTGTTGTCGGTGCATATCCTAAGAAAGCAATTAATTGGACAAGCATACTTGGTGCCGCAAGAAACCCAGATATGAATGAGGATGCAGAAACTATTGAAGGACACAGTTCAAACTATGTTGTAAACTTTGAGTTCTTGAAAGACAAAGACGGTAATCAAACTCCACAAGTTCAAGTACAAGATAATCTTGTAAAATTAAAAGATGCTGGCACAGGCTTTATGTGTATACAGAAAGATGTTATTCAGCAAATGTTTGATAACCATCCTGAAACAAAATATGTAAATGATATCAATGTAGATATGAAGTTTGAACCATTTATGTATGCATTATTTGATTGTATTATTGACCCAGATAGCAGACGTTACTTGTCAGAGGACTACACATTCTGCAGACGTTGGCAAGAAATGGGTGGTGATGTTTGGTTAGATCCTAGAACAGCACTTAACCATGTAGGGCATTATACGTTCCGTGGCAATATTAGAAAATTGTTTACAGGTGAGAATAATCATAGAAGAGGTCAGGAGGCAGGATAATGAAAATATCAGTATTGCTTCCAACAAGAGGAAGAACAGAAGTATTAAAAACAAGTCTAATGACTCTCTTAGATAACGTTAAAGAACCAAAACAAATTGAAATTATTTTAGGCATGGACGAAGATGACCAAGAAGTTATCGAGTATGTTAAATCAGAACTAGGCCCTATCCTACAAGAAAAAGGTGTTGAAACAAAAGCAAATATTTTTAAACCATTAGGCTATGAAAACTTACATCAGTATGTAAATACATTGGCCGGCAATGCATCAGGAGATTGGTTATTCTTTTGGAATGATGATTGCTTAATGGAAACAAAAGATTGGGATGAAGTAATTAACTCTCACACAGGAGAATTTAAATTACTTGCTCCACATGATAACCATGACGGTCATCCTTATGCTATACTGCCAATTGTCCCTAAAGATTGGTTTATACTTATGGGACATCTAAGTCAAAATGCACAGAACGATGCTTGGCTAAGTCATATTGCATACATGTTAGATATCTTTGAAAGAATTGATGTTACGTTTGTTCATGACAGAGCAGACATTACAGGCAATAATGATGACCAAACTTTCAAAGACAGAAAATACATGGAAGGTAATCCAGAAGATCCTGCAGACTTTGGCCACCCTCAAATGCAACAAGCAAGAGTAAATACTGCTCATAAGATTGCTTGGTTCTTAGAAGCAACAGGTAAAGGAGACTTAACTTGGTGGAACAAAGTAAAAGAAGGTGAGCAAGATCCATTTGAGAAGATGCAATGGGCAGAAGGAGTCAAGGGTGCAGGTCAATTAGATTCTGTAGGCGACGATGAATTGCCTGATGACACAATCATTACTCTGTAATGCAAACCCTAAAGCCATTTGGACCTAGTATAGGACTAGATAAAATATCGCAATCAGAATGTGATACATTAATGGCAATATGTAATCCCTCGTTGCCTGATGCAAATAAAGTATTAGTAGGTTTAATTAAAGAAGAAAAAAGTATTTTACCTGCTTTAGCAAATAGTGATATTTTAGAACGTATTAAAAGTATTGCATTAGAATATCTCAATAATATTGATTCAGGATACTACGGAAAACTAAAACCCTTACTTACATCACACATAGACTATGCAGGTGCATGGTATAACAATCAAAAGATATACGAGCACCAACCACCACATAATCACATAGGTCACAGTATTGTAATAGTTGTATTTCCGCATGTTATGATCAACACGCCTATACCCTATGAACGTAATGATTCTAACAAAGCAGGCCTACTAACTTTTTATCACTCAGGCAACTTAAATGATGGCTTTGGGAAGTCTACAACTACTATAGAGCCTAAGACAGGAGATGTATATGTATTTCCAGCAGACTTAATGCATGGAACTTTACCCATATACAGTGAAGAGGATTCCAGGTATAGTATCAGTTTTAACCTGATATTTTCCGAAAAAGCAAGAAAAGATTTATCTAAAATCGTTAAAAAACAGTAACTTAAAAGTACCTTTTTAGGTTGACAAACTCATATATTCTGCTATAATGTTTACTTAATTGGAGTATTCATATGGCCACACATGCTATGATAGACATAGAAACACTAGGTACTAAGCCTAATGCAGTTATATTATCTGTAGGAGCAATTAAGTTTGATCCCTTTAACAGTAATGAACCGCATGATGGTAAACACTGGCGTTTAGATGTTGATGCTCAAACAGAAATAGACCGAGAAGTTAATGAAGATACATTGGCTTGGTGGGCAAAACAACATCCTGAAATACAGGAAGATGCGTTTGGTGAATCTGGAAGAACTGATGTTTATCAGTTTATGAAGGAACTAAATGGTTGGCTCACAGGGTGTGAGGCTGTTTGGTGTCAAGGTCCTCAGTTTGATATGGTTATATTAGAAAACTTCTTTGATGCGTTTGGACATCATAAAAATTGGTTCTACTGGCAGATTAGTGATTGCAGAACACTATTCAAGATCATGCCTAGAGATCCACGTAAAGATATCCAACAAAACTTACATAATGCCTTAGAAGATTCTAGGTGGCAGGCAGTATGTGTACAGAAGTTCTATAGGGACTTCAATGTGCTACCTAGATAGTGAGAGTATGTACGAATGGTCTTTCGTAAATTGGGTTGGACATAGTCCTGTAAATTCCCTAAGTGGACTACATACTCACACGTTTTTCTGCTCCGTTCGTCTAGTGGTTAGGACACCGGGTTTTCATCTCGGCAACAGGAGTTCGACTCTCCTACGGAGTACCACTAAATAATATTATGAGTCAATATACAGACAAAATAAATAAAATTGCTGAAGATTTTAAAATTATAGAAGAGTATGAAAATGTTTCAAGTTTACTTGCTCAAAATGGTTGTATGATTATTACATATAGGCATGGCGGATATACAATCTCAGCAGGTGATAAAGGTGGTGAGTATAACGGGTACGAGTTAGAACCAAACGAAACAAAAATAATTCCAGCATCAGAAGATTACTACTTAAAACTAAAAAAGCGATACGGAGATAAAGAAGGCAGAACTCTTTCAGAACTATTAGGTGAGTGGAAGAAACAACTAAATAATTATATTGAAAGGAAATTTAAATGATTTGGGTAGACATTCACGGCCAACTTAAAAACAAACAACAAGTTATTGAAATCTCAGAGCAAATACTTAACGACTACTTACCTAAAACACAAACAACCAAGTTTGTAGATGTTTATGTAAACACAGTAATTGATGATGAATGTGCAGGCCTTTGCTCCGGAGACAAGTATGGTGCAGAGATTGAAATTGCTAGAACATCATATGGTGAACGTTATACATACCCAGAAATGCTTAGAACTTTATGCCACGAACTTATACATGCCAAGCAATTCCTAAAAGGCGAACTGCATGGTGTAAATATGAACCGTTGGTATAAGAAAGATTTTTCAGAAGTTTCTTATAGAAAACTTCCATGGGAAATGGAGGCTTACGGTAGTGAAAGGTGGTTATTTAAAACATTTTTCAAAGACGAATTAAAGTTAGGTTAATAAATAAAAGCATGGAAATAAATTTAGTAGAACCAAAGCATACGTCACTGCATACAGTTGCAAACATAAATCCGTTTGATGACAAAGATATAAATTGGGAAGAACGTGAAGCACAAATGTTTCAACTTATGAAAGATAGGTATGGCATAGGTCTTGCTTCTCCGCAATTAGGCACAAACTATAAAATGTTTACAATGACCCTTTCAACAGGTGAAAACATAGGCGTTTACAATCCAGAGATATTAGAATTAAGTGAAGAAACAGTACCAATGGAAGAAGGCTGTTTAACATTTCCGTTATTATACTTCATAGTAACAAGACCAGCAAAAGTAAAAGTAAGATTTCAAACAGTTGATCAAGAGGTAGTTGAGGATTGGTTAGATGGAATGGACTCAAGATGTTTTCAACACGAGTTCGATCATTTACAAGGTAAATTATTTTTAGAATATGCAAGTGATATGAAATTACAACGTGCAATGAAAAAACGTGATAAGCAAATCAGAATTTTACAAACAGACTTAGCCTTGCGTAAAATTGAAAATGAGTCTTAACTATCCATTCTGGGTTAACGACTTTGATAGAGTAAGAGACCACAAACAAAACTTTCCACTAGCAAGTAAGATATTCGAATATCCTACAGCATTTTGGTATGGCGAACGTAACGGAAAGGAAAAGAAGGATTTAGATAAAAGTTTAAAAAGGCTTTTTAAAAGAACATCGCCTCAGTTACCTGTACTAGTTTGTTATAATTTACCAAACAGAGACATAGGACAATACAGCAAAGGCGGAGCAAAGACTAAAGATAGTTATCTAAACTTTATCGAAAGTTTTGCTAAAGGTATTGGCGAATTATCCCCAATAGTAATCTTTGAGCCAGACGCATTACCTCACCTAGGTGAGATGGAAAAAGAAGATCGCGAGTATAGGCTTGAACTTATGAGAGAAGGTTTGGAAATATTTACTAGACTTTCTAAGGCTCATGTTTATATAGACATAGGGCATAGTAATTGGTTAAGTCCCTTAGAGGCAAGTGGTTTAATAAGTTCTGTTACAAATGAGTATGTAAGAGGCTTTGCAGTCAATGTAAGCAACTACAGAACGTCTAAGGAGTCTTTAAATTGGAGTTTAAAGGTATGTGAGTACCGAGAAAACGATTGTTTTGTAATAGATACTAGTCGTAATGGTAACGGTCCTCATGGTAACGATTGGTGTAATCCTCCAGGGAGATCATTAGGAACACCGCCTACATGTGATACAGGAAACGAAAAATGTGATGCTTTTTTATGGGTTAAGGTTCCCGGTGAAAGTGATGGTAAGTCTAATGGCGGACCAAGAGCAGGAAAGTTTTGGGGTGAAATGGCTGACGAACTAGTAAAGAATACTATTTGGATTTCTTAGTTCTTCGTTTAAGACTTCTTTACCTGTGTGCTTTGTAAAATGAAACATTCTAAATTCATTACCGTTACAACGTTCAAATTCTTCTCTATTTCTTACTAACGTATTGAACTCTGGTTGGTATCTAGCAACATCAATATCTTTATACATTGTAATAAAATTAAACATTGTTTCGTCGCATATCTCAAATGCAAAGTTACCTGCTTTACTATATACTTCTTTAATTGTGTTTAGATAATCCATTTTCTTCCACACATCTTTTGTTAAAGTTATTACTCCATTATTGTTTTGCCATATCATTCTACTGGGTGCAAAATTAAATATCTCACATAACTTTTCAGTTTTATTATGTATTCCTTTGCCTGGTAACGGCTTAGTGTAATGTATTGCACAATCTACATTTAAAAAGTTTTCTTTTAATTTTTGCTCAGGCATGCCTTTGTGTATTACATCAAAGTCGATATATGTTAGTTGATCATATGTTTCAAAGTATTCTTCGAACAACATAAACTTAATATTAAATATGTCGTTATGGCCTAACATAGGCATAGAGTATTTGGAAAATAGTTGTTTACAATGCGTAGCATCGTTTACAAAATTATAATCGCTACCAAAGTATTCTGCTAACTCTTTATGTTTTTTGACAGACAGATCAATATAATCTTGTGTATATTGCTCGTATATTTCTGGAACATAAGCACCTGAAAGGTTGCTCCATGGGATGTAAAATGTAAAGAATCCGTGCATGTAAGTATTTAACTTACTTTTAACTTACGCCTGAAGGGTCTTGGTCCTTTTGCATTTCGTCATTAAAGTCTTTATCAGACATACCGTCAACTTCTACCTCTTGTGGGCCAGCAGTATCTGGTAATGCAGGAACTTCTAAGGAATTTTCTAAGTAATGTTTTGCATCACTAATGTATCCTTTGCTCTTAGTAATCTTAGCCTGCCACCAATGTGGGAAGTCAGAATCAGGAAGTTCATCTAACATTTTAAAAAGTTCTACAGCATATTTGCCTATTTGATAAATGTCTCGTCTAACCATGTCTCTTTCGTTATCAACGTGACCTACAGCAAGTTTTGCCGTTGAACCTGCATCTTTTTCATTTACAATGCCTGCTAATTTTTGTATTCTTTCTATATCGTTCATGTAACTATTTATCCTTAAACAGATTATTTAATTTCTTTATAAGCAATTTAATCTCATTTCGTTGGTTGTATAATGTTTGGTTATGTTGTAGCATATCTAGACTTTCTTTGCTGTTTAAACGGTCTTGTAGTTGCTCTAAGGGCATGGCACATATCTCATCTATAAGTTTAAAATAACTATTTAAACATGCTTTATACGAACTATTATCAATTTCTGTATCAAAAAAGTTATCCCAACAATGATATCCTAAGTCTAGAAGTATAGTTGAGTAATTGGGTATACCAAATCCTATAAATGGCACACCATACGCAAAATTCTTATATGTTTTTTCTGTTAAAAAAGAGTTGTCTAATATTTTTAAATTCTCATTAAAAATATTACACGAATCTAATCTTCTATGTGTTTCCATAGGCATGTTTATGCCTCCAGTATCAGTAACATAAGTATCAAATATCCATTCCTTGTCTCCTTCTATGCTATCGTATATTTCTTCTTTGATATGGTCATCGTCAAGCACATAAGATATATCATCTACCATGAGAGCAATAGTTTTTTCAAAGTCATAAAAGTTTCTAGTTTCATTTATATCAAAATGCCATGAATAATGTGATTGCTTATCATATCCTCTAGACCTCATAAAGCCATTAGCAATAACTCTTAGTAGTCTTGGTCTTTTCATAAAACATATTAGATGTTTTTCAAGTTGACGAGGTTTAATTTCTCTAAACAAATTTTTATCTGTTGCATGATTATGAAATGCTGAAGCAAACATATCATAATGTATTACTTCAAAGGGACAATAAAATTCCTCTTTGAAGTTATGTATTGCTGATTGTGATGTAAGAATCTTTACCTTATTTGCAGGAACGCCTCTATTGGCCATTTGATGTAGTAGTTTGTAATAATTTAATCCTACAAAGTCTTCAAGTGTTGCATCTATAACAAGTATAGAAGTAGAGCACCAGCCTTCGAGTCTTACCATTTCTGAAGCAATAAAATTTATATGCCCGTTATCTAAATTAGATACTGCATCTAATGATAAAAAATAAAGAGTGTTCTCAAACTTATCAGACTGATATGTAAAACGAATCTCGTCATCTGATATAGAATTTTCTTGTTTGTAACGTTTAAGTTGACCCCAAACAGACTTGTCCGGGCCAGAATCATCTGAACTAAAGAAGTCATTATAGATATTAATTGTCATAGTAGTATTTAAACAGAACGTTTAAATATTAGTATTTAGAGTGGCTTAACTTTATCTACATCTATTAACGTAGGAATCGTAATCTCTTTCTTGATCTTCTGGTGAACGTTTCATTGGATGACCTGTTTCTCTTTCTGTCTCTGATCTCCAATCTGAAAAACTTAGTGGACTACCATCGTTGTAAACTGTCATGCCATTAACCATTTTTGTTCCGGCTTCTTCTAGGCCTGATAACTTACGCAATCTATTTAGATCGTCTGTTAGTTCTTGATCTGGCTCGCTATGGTCTTTCCAATCTGCATTATCAACTAGTTGTTCTATGTAACCTTGAACAATAGAATCTCTGTCATCGTCCATGTGTAAACTATGATCCATTGCATACTCAGTCATTTCCTGATCAAGTTGTTCCATGCTCATGCCTAAAACTTCTGCTAGGTCTTCTTCACTGTTTTCGTATGCAGTAATCAATCTGTCGTATTCTTCTTCTTCACGACTTTGTTCTGCATTATGATCAAAACTTTCTTGCTCTAAGTCATCTTCCTTAACACATTTGTTTACACGTTTGCCTTTGTTCTTACCTGTACCAGCCTGTGTACCGTCTTTCTTATAACCGTCCCAACAATCCTTAGCACCTGCTACTTCGTCCACAACACCCTCTTCCATTTCTGGTTCTTCCATTTCTGGTTCTAAAAGATTGTTTTGAACTAATATATCTTTAGTCTCATCATCAAGTGCCCAGTCTGGTGGATTATCTTCACTATCTTCCCAAGCACTAATTATTGCTTGTTCTATATCGTTTTGATCATCTACATATTTTGAAACTTTATCGTAAAATGCTTCTGCGGCATCCATTCCTGAATCTTTTACTCTGCCTTCATCAACGTCGTATTCGCCTCTAATGTCTGATAAATCTAATGATTCTTTTTTGTCCATTGGATTAACAATGTCATCCATGCCATCTAATTCTGTTGGCTCAGGTTTCATATCATCCATAGGTTCGCTGTCGTCACCTGCTACTAGATCCATTTCTTTAATTGACTTCTGAACAATTTTCATAACAAACTTTTTGTCATCATCATCTAAAGACATCAAAGTTCCTTCTTTATATCTGTCGCTTAATTTGTCAATTATTTTACTAAGTTTTGTACTTACTGCTAAACTGTTTTCATCTTTTGGATCTATTCTTTCATTGATCTCTGATAGTAAAGCCGCCGGTGACTTCATAAGTTCTTGTATAAATTGTTCTTTTTTAACTTCTGGATCGTTAGGATCTAAGTCCTCAGGAAACCTATTAGCAACACTCATCTTAGATGAACTCTTGCTTGGCTCAAGGAATAAAACCTTACCAGGATTTACCTCTGTTTCAAATTCTACAGGTGCATCTTCTTGAACTTCAAGTCCTGCCATTTTTCTTAATATGTTTAGATCTTCACTCATTTTTTCGCCTACTATCTTTTTGTATACTAAATCAAATACTTGGTTATTCATTTCTCCAAATTGTTTAGTAAAAATTTGTTTTGCTGACTCTTCGTCAGGTGCATCATTCATTGCCATTCTAAAAGCACTTGCACTAGAAACCTCTTCCATATTGTCCAATACATTTCTTATTGGAGCAATGTAACCTCTTACGCTCATTGGTTGAGGATCCTGCTTATATGTATTTATCATCTGATAATACTTTGCTCGGGGTTCTCCGCGGACAGTCATGTCTAATCCTGACTCAGGATCTAAATTATTCATTGGAAAACGTTGTAAAACATCTTTTTCACCAACAGCAAAAAATATTTCTACTTGGGTTGGATCAAAAGAATCGCTCATGTCGTTGAAGTTTGCTTCATAATCCATGTTATGATAAGGCCTATTTGCAAGTAATACTCTGCTAGGATCAATACCATGTGCCTTAGCAATCATTCTTTTTTCTTCAAAACTAAATGGTGATTTGCCTGGCTCTACTTTATTTGATGTGCCAATATAAACTTCAGCACCTGGAAATTGTGTTTTTAATGAGTCAAATACTTTCACATGGTGTGAAAGCATAGGTTGAAATCTGCCTGGATATATGACTATCTTTTTCATACTACTATTTATCAGTATGGGCGCCAGAGGCTTAGTTCACCTATTTCAATATGTTGTGGTAAGTTAATAGCATGTGCGATTTGTTCTGCACATTCTGGAGCAGTAAGTTTATTAGCATCTACACCTTCTGTCATTTTTGATTCAACAAAGCCTGGATTAACATTAATCATTCTGCATTTTCTATTGCCTTTAAACATTAATAAAAATGCTTGATGACTTAGTGCGGCCTTGTGTGCTGAGTAACCTGATTGGTTACCACTTATGCCAGGGTACTTACTTAGACTAGAAATATTTACTATTGTTTTGGATTTATCTCTTGACCAATAAGTCCATAGTTTATTTAAAATATAAACCTGTGCTAAACTGTAATATGCATTATTGATAAACACATCACAGTCTAAAGAACCTTGTACTATTTTTTCTATAGTGATGTCATATTTTATATCGTAACCGTTTGAACGACTAAAGCATACAACTTCATGTTCTTGTGACAGTATGTCGTATAGTGCTTTTCCTATTCCGCTAGTGTGTCCTGTCAGTGCTATTTTCATATCTTACTCCTACTATGTGGTATCTGTTGTCGTCTCCATAATTTACTGCTGTATGAAAACCTGATGTGTTTACAAAATAACTTTTGCCTTCTTCTAAATGAAAATGTCTTACACCTACTTCTTTTTCGTTTGCAGGAGCATGTAAGTAAAAGGCTAAAAATGCCCTTTCATTTGTTTTAACTGGTATGTGTATTCTAATATTATCTTTGCTATCTATACTGTCCATGTGTACACTATATGTTTGCTTTGGTGCAATTTTTAGTAATCGCCATCTATAATATTGAGGATATCTTTTAAATAATGCTTCAATACTACTGTCTATAAATGCTTTATTAGTTGTGGAATAGTAACGTTCTGGATACTCTAGATCTTTCATCTTGCCTATACTACATGCCCAGTCGTTATCGCCTGATACACTTGAAAGTGATATTTGATTTTTATCTAATAGGTTATGCTCAACAAGAACAGGGTATAAGTCCTGCCAAATTTGATGTGTATCTATTTCGTCTGCAAACTCTACTAATCCCATGCAACCATTTTAAACTGTTCCGGTTCAACTCCAAAAAAATCTGACTTCCATTTGCTTTGTGCAAAAAAGTCGAGTCCGTGCCATTCACTTTTTCTTTTGATAAGTGTCTGTGCGGCATCGTCCCAATCAGTATTTAACACAATTTTTTCAATTTTTTCTTGTTTTGCGGCTACCTTTTCATATTCAAAATCATCCCACTCAAAGTGAAATACTTCAAACACATCAGGGTATTTAACATAGTCTATACTTACATCTATGCCCCATTTAGGACGCATTTGTGTTATCTTATGTATAAGCGGTAAGCCTTCAGCATGTGCCATTAGTTGTTCTAATGCATAGCCATGATATCCTTTGCGTTCGTATAAGTCTGCATGATTTAAATGCACACCACCTGTACTTGCTTCGGTGTCAATAAACCAATCTTGTTTGAGACTGTTACGCCATCTAGTGTTACCTATGAATGCATTATTATCTTCAGCATACATTTGTTCTAGTGGTGTTAAGTCGTAACCGTTTTGATCAAAGTTAGCAAGATGTCTGGCATGCGGAATGAATCCGATGTCTATTGCTGTGCCCCAAGTAGGGCGAGAATTTAGTTTGTTGTCAGTGCTGGTTAGTTTCATCTACCATTTACGACATGACCAATAACGTGCTTTTGTTTTAGGTCCTGGGTTAGAACAATTATGTCTTGCTCTAAAACTTTTTCTTGCTTTAGGATTACTTTTCCTAATACGCATTG